ATTTTCTGCATCAATTTAACTCCAGTATCTCCGAGAATGACCTGGCCGTCGGTGTTCTTAACAACTAAATTCTTTTTGAGCTTGTTAATTATCAAATTTGTTATCGGTTGCATCTCGCATTCGAGGATCATTTCGTTGACTGAGGTAGTGAAACCGGCTTGCGCTTGCGTAAAAGTGATTAAATAGTTTTGAATAACTCTTTTTATTAACGACTCTTTTGCCTGGCTGTAATCTTTTATAACGGCATAGCCTAAGCGTTTCTCTTTTACGTCCACATAATCAACCGCCCACTTGTAAAAGTTGGTATATTGTTTAAATGGAGAATAATCGGAAACCCAAAATTGATTAAACCATTGCGAGTGACTCTCCGGCGTTGGCGTTCCTGATAAAAATATCATTGGCAAATGAGAGTAACGCTTTTTAAATAGCTGAGCTACTTTATTAGGCTTTGGATAAGCTCCAAATCGGTGATGCTCATCGTGGATAATCAAATCAAAGTTTCCCTCAATCAAATGCAAACTCTCGTCGTTTATAATAGTAATGTCAAAGTCAAAATCAAAGTTGTCGTAATCCCACTGAATTGAGGAGATTGCTTTCTTTTTAGTTAGGAATAAGACTTTTTTAGCTCCGAATATATTTGCGGTATTTAAAGCCGTCAAAGTTTTTCCCGTTCTCACTTCCATAGCTAAATAGACGATTTTTTTGTGATCCAAAACCTCAGCCGCTTGAGCTGAGATTTTAATTTGGTAGTCTCTGAGTTTCATAATTAAAAAGCTATATCGTCGTCCTCGACTAATTCAACATTATTTGTTTTGATTGTAAACCAACGCATGCCGTTGGTATTTCCGTCGATATATTTTGCACCTATAAAATTGCAATACTTTTGTACCCAAATATTAAACTTCTTATTTGTCAACCATTTTTTATAATCCTGGTACTCGGTTGTAAAATTATTGAAGTAAAAAGATTTTTCGAGTCTTTGATTGTGTGGTACGTTTTCAATATCCTTAACCCACTCTAAAAACTCCATAGAAGTCTCAGCGATAAATTTACGCATTTTAATATTTTTGGCGTTTTGAGGTACTAAGCCCAATTTCAAATATGATTGTAAACAATAAACCATATAATTATCAAAGCGCTTATAATCTTCCTCATCCCAGTCGTCAAATAGTTGGCGATTAAATTCGTCGTAAGGTGTCAAAGCCTTTCCGTAAAATTGTGCAAATTCAATCTCAAACCTACGACGATCGTGAGAATTTCCCTCTCCTTTGATTGCGTAATTTGTAGAGATAACCATTTTAGGACTCTCCTCAACTTTCAACTTAATAGCGTCTTTGTTTTTACGCTCCAAAGTCATTCCCTCCGTTACCAAACTAAATTTGCTCTCAAAGTCAAAATTCTTTTTAACGTCATCAAACACTAAAACTTGAGTCTCAGGCGAGACGGTTTGGTATGGAAACGATTTTTTATCGTCAAATGACTTTCCGTCTAATATTGATATTTTTCTAATTTGTTTTAAACCTTGAACGAATAATCCTTTCCCAGTTCCACCCTCCGGATTTTCGCTAATAACCTCATCATTTAAGATTATAGCCTTATTATTCATTTTGTTTTTATAAGTACTTAAAAGATAGCCAACGACGCACTCGATAGCAATTGGCTCGTTGTTACTAATATTATTTATAAAAGTCTTATATTCATTTTCTAAGTCTTCGGATTGAATAAAATCTCTCTGAATAATTTGAGACTTCCAAACGTAGCCGTCAACGTCGATATAGTCAACCAATTTTATAGAGTCTTTTGTGACTTCTAAAATACCATTCTCAAAGGCAATATATGATTTGGTTTTGGTGTCTTTTAGCATCATTAAATCGACGCTCTCAATCATTGATAAATAATTCTCTGAGAATATATTTTGATAACTTGCGCAATAATTCCAAACGTCAATCTCTCCTCGATCCATTAAATAATTAAGGACGAAATCTTTTATTTTCTCGGCTGAGGTTTCCACTACTTTATTGGAGCTAATATAAATCCACGTTGCCTTTTGTGCCTCTGACTGAAAATATTTTTTAAAGCCGTTACGTTCTAAAAATAATCGGTACTTTAAATTATCAATTCTTAGTTTATTTTTTTCGCCATATTGCCAAAAGTCTTCGTGTTCGGATGCTTCCTTTATTTCGTTGAATGTATCCTCCGTAATACCATATTTTTCGATTACTTCCTTTTTACCTTTTTTTAAATCAACTTTTATTGAGTCTATTTTATTATAATTCTCAAAGTATTTAATATCAAAATTACGTTTTTTATAAGCGGACTTTATTGTCGTTTTAGCCTCTGTCTCTGAGAAGTCTCCTATAACTACATTATTAAGAATATATCCCTCTGCATTGCCTTGAGAGATACCATATTCACAAAACGCTCCGGCTAAGTCAAAAATAAAAGCGTTACGCTCTCCCTCTCTGAAATCTTTTTGCCAATTCCACTCCATTATTTTAGCGATAATTTTATCCTGATCCGTAACCGGTAAAAGTGGCACTCGTTCCGATACGTTAAATCCCTCCTCTTTTAGTATTGGATTAAAAATTTCAGCCTCCGGATTAAAATAAATATTTGGATCGTAGGACTCAAAACAAACTCGGTCGACATTTGAGTTGCTAATATCAAAATAATCGAAATTAAATTGTTTTTGAAACTCTTTAAATACTTTCGGATGAGTTTCTTTTGTGAGTTCATTTGATACTTTTATAACTCCTTTTATTCCAATTCCTGAGGGAGATATAAAAAGTAAACAAAAATGTTTATTTTGTTTTAATACTTCCAATTGAGAGAGCATCGTTTCAACGTCCGGATATTTGTCAAAATCGACAACCATTAATCCGGAATGTTGTTGAAGTGAGTTTGAATTTCTTTCGTTAAAAATACCGGCAAAAATAATACAAGGAAGTTTTGTCTTATTTTCTTTTGATCCGTTTCGGACTAATTCGACAATCTCTTTTGAAGTTCCTTTTTTAATCCTATTGACTATTTTCTCAATTGGAACGTGAAAGGGTACGTCGGTTGACTTATACAAGTCTTTAAATACTGATACTATCATATTGTAAAAAAATAGTCCCCATTACCAGCAGTGGTAGTTGCGTGGTAATAGGGACTTTGTAAAAAGTTAAATTATGGCTACCACTCCAAATGTTTTTCAAAGATAATAATTTATTTTATATAAACTAATTTTTTTTTATTTTTTTTAATAGTACACATACAACACATTTTTTTGGAAAAAGTACCCACCCATATAAAAATAAAAAGTTTAAATATATGTGGGTATAGGGAAACGCTTAAAATGTGTACTATTAAGCAAAAAAAAGGAGGACTTAAGTCCTCCGATTTCCATTATTAACCTAACAAATATTTATTAAAATTCCAAATCGTCCTCATCGATAACCTCATCGCTTTCAATTGGTGCAATTGTATCAATTGGCTCAGCTTTCGCTAAATACGTTTTTAAATAAGCCTCCAATACATTGTAAGCCTCGTCAGCTAAGTCAGCCTCCGAGTCACTTAACGACTTCTCAAACGCAAAGCCTGGCGTTGTATATTTAACAGCTCCCTTTTTTCCGTCGATTGCTTTGTCAACTACAACCCACTCGTCCGTTAAACGTGAGCGAGTCTTTGCTGTAAAATCTCCGTAAGATTGACACGCTGCTCCCTTAAGTTGTAAGTTAGCAATTGAGCCGTCTTCTAACATACAATAAACGCTCTTAACGTAATGACCTCCGGCAGCCTTAATTTTCTCCTTAATGTCTTTGTAAAGTCCTTTTGCGATTTCGTTTCCTTTGAATGGTTTGACAACCATTTCGTCACGTGAGATAAATTTTACCTCGTTAGAATTGATTTGACTAGAGCTTGCATCGTTCCACCCTTTTATGGTGTGCAATTCGTCAAGGACTAAAAATTTAAAAGGCAAAGGGATTGCGACGTTTTCTTTGGTTTCTTTGTCGTAATAGCTGAAACCTTTGTCGTTTGATTTCCACTCAATAAATTTAGTTGAGGGATTTGTTTGTGGTTGTGCAAACGCTTGTCTGCGGTTTGAAATTGTACTCATAATTTTATTTATTTATGGTCTGAAATTAAGATGCTCAAACCTTGCATCGGTATTATGATATTGCTAAATTATATAATTCTTTTTAATTGACAAAATTTTTATATATAATTTATTCACTCTCTCTGAATTTACGCCTCGTTTGTAGTAAAAATTCAGCACTCTTTTGATCCTTGTTAATTCGCTTGCCTTATTCATATACTTCCTCTAAATCTAAATATCGATAAGTATTTGTAAATTTGCCCCAGTCAACAACAACCGGAAGTCCGATTGTTCTTTTTGGATTTTGCAATTCATTTCCTATTTCAACAATCACTCCGATTTTGTCGGTTGGATTGTGCCTATCGATTTCCATTGCGAAAATACTTGTTTCTTTTAACTTTACTTTTTGTCCTAATTTCATTGTTTTAATTTTTAAAATGTTTATATAAATTTGCTATTTTTTTACTTATTCCGTAATCTAATAAAATATATTTTTTGTTTTTTATTCCCCAATTTTCATAATTGTATAAATCACAATTTTTAATATTAAACTCAGGAATTAAAATTTTTATATTTTGAACTTCTTTTTTAGGTATTTTTGAAATTGTTTTGTATTTTTTTTGACAAACTATTCCAAAACGCATCCAGTTTAATTTTGCAATTGGAGCAATATTTTTATATTTATTGTAAATATATTTTTCGTTAATCCCTTGCAAATATCCCTTTTTATCTATTGGAATTTTTATGACTATATTTTTAAAAACAATCACAAATCTAGTTGAGAATTTAAATGAAATCATATTAAAATTTTAGTGATATTGAATTTTTGCGAGGTGTCGTTCCTACTTTTGGCACGTCGTTTCCGTATGCGTCAATAATTGGCTGTTTTTGTGCGAGTTTTAATAACTCAACCCTTGCGTCTAAGTCGGCTTTTAATTGGCAATAAATTTCGTCTTCATTATAATTTAAAGTTTCGCCTCCGTTTGTTGGAATAAACTCAACGCCGTAATACTTTAATTTTTCAAATGGTAAATATTTACGCATTTCTGAGTCTGCTGAATTAATTACTTCTTTTAATCGGCAAATATTCGCCATAAAATGATGTTTATCAACCTCTCCGCTTTCGATTACATTGTCAACCATTCTTTTGCCAGTTAGGATTGCGTCCTTTTTTGTAAAAGTTGGCTCGTACATTGTCAGAACTTGCTCTGAATTTTCTAAAAATAATTTTGAATTTGCTCCCATTACGATTTGATTTTTTGATAAGCGTTACACATTTTTTCGTTGTTTGAGTAGTGTATCGATTGGATTGTTTTACGCATCCATTTATCGAATTTTTTAATTTGTTTTAGTTTCTGATCCATTTTTCTAAGATTTTTTCGATTGTTTGTTTAATTTCGTTTTCTGACTCTATTGGGATTAACCTTTTAATTATTTTGGTTTGAGTTCCCTCTTTAAATTTTGACTTACGTCCGGCGTTTCTTTTATTCATTATTCTTTAAATAAACTAAGTAAATTGTTTAAAGTAGTTTCGGTATCTAAAAACGTACAAATTGAGCTTGCCTCGTCAATAGTTAATCCGAAGACGCTTTGATTATTTTCTAAGCTCTTAATAATTTTTTGAGCTGAGGTTGGATAATATTTTTTTACAATTTCCAATTTTTCTAAATATTCCGGTTTTAATCTTTCTAATAAATTCATAATGAATAATAATAAGTTAATAATCTCTCTTCAATTTGTAGCATAACTTTGGCTCTTTGTAAATTGTAATTTAAATGTAAACCTAAATTTACTAATTCAATATGAGACTCAAATTTTTGCTGAGCGTTGTCAATCATTTTTAAGATTGCAATTTGTTTGCGGTGTTTGTGGATTAATTTTTTAGTTTCCATATCTTAAAATAATTTGAATTAAAAAATAACTCGCTGCGATTAAGCAAAATCCGTAATAAAAATTTTTTGATTTCATAATTTTAAATATTTGTTTGTTAATAATAGAGCAAAGATATAATCTATTTTTAATTTAAAGTACTTAAATTAAACTTTAACAAAATTTTAACATTTATAGGTATAAAAAAACCACTTATAAAAGTGGCTTTGATTAGCTTAAGGCTGTGACGTCTCCAGTTAAGCGAATAAATTTAATCTCTTATTTAGATAATATAGTAATATTGCTAATATTAACAACCATAACCACCAAAATTCAGTAATTATTGAGATTTTTCTTTGTACTTCTTTAACGCTTGTTTTGGTTTGCTGTACTGACTTAATATTTTCTTTACGACTACTTTGTACTATTTCGTTTTTTATTGTCTTATTTCGGCTCGTTTCACGTTTGTGACGTATTTTAGCATTAAGATAGGACGTTTTTTTGCCGTTGTTATCGATAATTACAATCGCTTTGCATGTATCAATAGGCTCAATATAAAAATCATTAACAACTTTGTCAATATCGTAGCTCGTATTTGTAACGATTTTAGTAGTGTCGGAGATAGTTACCTCCGTTTTTATCGTCGTTTCGGTATTGCTTTTGTTTACTTTACGAGTTCCGCAACCAACTAAAAGCAATAATACTAATAAATATTTGATTTTATTTTCCATTAAAAGTATATTATCGGATTTTATTTTCCACTATTCTTAGGTTATTGACCTCATATTCGCCATTTTTTTCCACTTTAATATGGGCAAATCCATTATTCCAACTATTAAAAGGCATATATTCCGGCTGTAAACCACATAAACAACCAACGCTCCAGGTCGTTGTCACGTTTCCACTTAAGGAAACCTCAGTATGTTCGGACGTTCTATGGTGGTGGCCAATAATTGAGCTTTCCTTTGCTTTCATATACAAGCCTCTGGCCGGATTAACCGGAGGCGCAAAACCGCTAAAAAATTCGTGTCCGTGAAGTAGTGGCAATTTACCGGCTTTGGCAATTTGTTTACTTTTTACCTCTTGGACGCCAGCCTCTCCAAATCTTAAAATTGTGGAAAGTTCAAAATCCGGTATTCCTAAAAGCTCAGGCGCTTGCAACTTTAAAAAGTTTTGCCAGCGATCCTCGTGGTTTCCTATTTTGTAATAAATTGGAGCTTGAAAATGGTCTTGTAAATTCTTTAAAAAGTTTCGAGTCATTTCCAACTCGTCTGCCATATTCCTCAATCGTCTGTCTTTAATAAATCGAGATAACATATACATGTCAATAGTATCTCCATTTAAATAAACGCAATCAATTTTCTCAGTTTTGCCGTAATCAATCGCTAATTTAAGAGCGTCGTTGTTTTGGTACGGAAAATGAATGTCCGTTAAAAATAAAATGTTTTTGTTAGGTACTATTACTTCGCTTTGCTTTTCGTAGTCCGACTCTGGTAACTCAAAATTTTTTTCCATAAATTGTTTTCTTTCTTTTGCTGTTCTTTCTGACGTTGTTTGTTTTACACTTCTTTGTAATTCTCCGCGATGCGCTCTTACAATTCCTCGAGCTGCCTCTACATTATTAAAATCAATCGGATAATCTGCAACCAATAGACGACTGATTGCGTTTGTGGATGCGTGAGGAAATTTAAGCAAATATTCTCTAACAATTTCCCCCTTATAAGTTACTTTCATATTTTTGGATATAAAATTCCGTTGTCAAATATAGTAATTTTTTTATCAATCAAATTTTTTAATTTTCTCCAATCATAACCAAAGGCTTTTTGAAAATGTGGAGCGTCTTTAAATTTTTTCCAATCGCCTCCCCACTCATAACCGGCAGCCTTAAAAAAAGAAACTACAAATTGCCAATTTTTATCATTTGCCCAGCTCGCACTCTCGAAAGTTCCGTCGTTGTTTTTATCGTACAATAAAACAATATCAAAAGCGAGTCCGTAATTATGTATACTTTGCCAGCTGTCAGCGTTTGTAACTTTTGGCGTTTGTAAAAATAATTTTCTTTGCTCCTCCGGACTTCTAAAAACATAAGCAAAACGAAGTCTCACATTTTTAGGAAGTTTTTTATTGCATTCTAAATACAAATTTAGCAATTCGTTTTTAATTTTAGGATGCGCTTTGCTTATTCTCTCAATCGTTATTTCGTCCTTCATTTTTATTTTTTTCCATTAAATACCAACGACGCAAAGTATAGCCTGAGGCTAATATAAATGCAAATACTTTCATTGCAACGTCAACCTCAGCAAAAGAGATAATAAAATAAGTTCCGGTCAATAGGGAAAGTTTTAAATCTAAAAAATATTGTCTCATTTTCTCAATCGCTCTACTATGTTTGTGACTCCCTCAATTCCAATATAAGCCGTTGCAATAACAACCCAATCTGATGAGGTTAATGTGTGATTAAATAATCCAACGCAAGCGATTACAAAAACCGATAATTTACGAGAGATTAATTTATTTAAAATTACGTCAAATTGCTGTCTGCTCATTTTTAATATTTTGTATTTCGTTGTAAATTCGTAAAAGTTCCGCCTCCTTTTCTTTAAGTAATTCCTCAGGCGTTTTCTCGTCTTCTACTTCTATATATTGAACTTCTACAAGTCCATTTTCGTCATAAATTTCATTTCTTATTTGTGCCATAATATTATACTTTTGTTAATCCTACCATTGGTGCAACTGAATTATTATAACCAACAAACGGAAATGTAGTTGGAGCTGATCCAAAAGTTGGCGCTCCATATACAAAAACATTTACTTGACTTCCCGAAGTTCTTAACGGATAACTTGCACCCGTTTGAATGTGGCTTAAAGCAGCAGTCCCAAACGAATGAACACATAACCAATAAGTAGTTCCGGCTGTAATTGTAAAAGTAGTTGACGCTGTTTTTATTCCAGTAGTTGATAAATCTAAATTTGAACTCTCATAAAGTTTTTGATCTGGTAATCCGTTCAAATCTGAATAAATTAAAATTCTAGCTAGTGCGGACGCTTGTAATGTACTACAATTTATATATAAAGATGAAGTTGTAAAGCTCTGAGCCGAATTAAAAGGCATTGCGTATAATCGATTTGAAATTAAATTTGCCGAAGTTAATGGCAAAGAGTTTACGGCAGAAGTTATTGACGATCCACTTGGCAAAGGAAAAATTGCGTGAATCCCTTGCAATCCACTTCCTCCACTTATTGTCAAATCGCCACTTCCTAAAAGTGAGTTTCCGTTTATTGTTTTTATATTCGTGCCACTTACAAGCGTATCTTGTTTTGAAGTAGCCAAACCACTATATAAACTATTTACAGCGTTGTCTCCGGTGTTCGTTCCTGATTGATTGCCAATAGTTGTCAAGTTAGCATCCGTAACATAACGCTTGTCGGTTGAGTCAGCGATGTCAGCCGTAGTCAAAGTAACGTCTGAGCTTAACGCTTTGGTGTTAATTGTGCGAGTATTTGGAACTAATCCGCTCAAATCCTGATCTCCGGTGTTACTTCCGCTCAAAGTTGTAATTCCTAACTTTGATTTGATTGTCGCATCCGTTTCGTCTCCGGTATTCGTTCCGCTTTGATTTCCTATTGTAGTTAAATTGGCATCCGTAACATATCGCTTATTTGTTGAGTCAGCAATATCGGCAGTCGTAACGCTTTTATTTTTCCAAAGTGATGTCGAACTATCGTAAGATAATAATTGATTATTTGTAACGCCATTAATTGCTACATTGTGCAACTCTTGAAGTTCATATCCGTTTTGAATTTGTACTTCAATTTGTCCTTGTGTTGGATGCGACCTTGTAATTTTACCTATATAGACTAAATGATCCGGAGCGCTTGGTTTTGTAGTCGTATAAGCTCCAGCCGTTGTCGGACTTAAATATAATTGAGCGCCCTCCGTAAACGAGGAAGTATCTAAGCCGTTCAAATCTCCAACGATTACACAATTTCCAACTCCATTATTTAAAATATCAGATTGTAATAATCCAAAAGTCCTTGAGCTTAAACTCTCTGAGCTTGCTTGAGCTTTTGAAACTAAAATTTTATTTCCGTTTGCGCCACTAATATAAACAACAGTTCCCTTTGTTAAGGTTGCGCCGGTCATATTCTTAACCTCACGCACTAACGTACTCGCTTGGCTTGTCGTTGGAATATCTAAGGCAGTTATAAAAGGATTAACTCCGTCAGCTCCGTCGTTTATTAAGTCACTCGTATTTGTAACCGCTGCCGGAATGGTTGGTTTGTTTAAAATTTGTGCGTCGCCTGAGGTTGCATTCCAGTCAGCGTTGACGTTAACCTCTGCGCCGTCTTGTATTCCGTCAAGTTTTGTTTTTAAAGTATTCGTGAAATCGTTTGTACTTAAACCCTTTCCGGTTACTTTGTCAACTTTCAAAGCGTCTTGAGCGTCAACGTATGTAATTGTCGCTAGTCCACTAATTGACGGAATGGTTGGCTTATTTAAAATCCTTGCGTCGCCACTTGTAGCGTTCCAATCGGCATTGACATTTACCTCAGCTCCGTCTTGAATGCCGTCGAGTTTTGTCTTTAATGTATTTGTAAAGTCGTTAGTACTTAAACCCTTTCCGGCAATCTTATCGACTTTCAAAGCGTCTTGAGTGTCAACGTATGTAATTGTAGCCAATCCACTAATTGACGGAATGGTTGGTTTGTTTAATATCTGAGCTTTCCCACTTGTAGCGTTCCAATCTGAATTGACTTGCTCAGCCGGAATTGTCGGTTTGTTTAAAATTTCAGCAACTCCGCTCGTAGCGTTCCAATCTGAATTGACTTGAGCTGCCGGAATTGTCGGCTTATTTTTTATATAACTCGGATCGTTTGGTTGCGTTTCGTTCCAATCGCTCTGAACTTGCTCTCCGATTACTCTATTAATATTAATTATATAGTCGTTTGGATTGCTTATAATTGTAACCTCTTCAACAGATGCCTCGACAACTATGTCGATTGTCTCAACGATAGTCGATGAATTAACAATAATATCGTTGATAGTGTCTTGTACTATTATATCTATATTATCGCTCATATTATCGAGTTATATCGTCAGTTATTGTAAATAATCCACTTATCCAAGTGTTAACCTCTCCGTCCTGATTTGTGATTTGAATATCGTATTTATAATTGCAAGCCGGAATATTAATAATCTGCTCGTCGATTGCAAATTGTCCGTTCTCAGCATCAAAAATAGTCAACGCTGGCTCTAAAGCAATAACTCCTCCAGCCTCTTTTCTTAATTGCATCTTAACCTCTCCGTCAGTTAAGTCGAAAGGCAACTCGTTAATGTTTATTTGAAACGTTACTCGTCTGAATGTGTCCCCTCTTTTGGTTGTAAAGTTTAATGTTTGCGCCATTTGTCAAAAATTTTTTTAATTTCTTTATATTTTCCTCTGTTCTTTTGTCCGTCTTCCTCATATTAATATGGTTTGTCTAGCCACCATTTACCGCAAATTAAATTTGAACGCATTGGATTAACTATATTGTTTGAATTACTAACGTACTCAGGTAAATGGAATTTGTTTAACCAACGTAACATTCTGTCTTGGTACATTTCAGACTTTAATCTCATATTATTAACTAAATAATCGACTTCAGTTTTGTCAACCGCAACCGAGTTGTCAGGCTGAGCCTTAAAAATTCCATTATTATTTACTTTGTAAGCTCCAATTAGTAGATATTCAACGGCTGCCGCTGCAATTAGAAACGGAACAATGTAACCCTCGTAAAGAGTTAAATATTCATTTTCCAAATCGTCGTTCTCAAAGTCTAAGCAAATCTTATTGTAAAGAGTTTCCCCTAAAATTTCCTCTAATCTTATTCTCTGAGCGTCTGCGATGCAAGGGATGTATAAATCAATATCAATATTCCCTCCCAAAAGGGTGTTTTTAGTAAGTTCGTTTTCTTTTAGTAATATAGTTGTCGCCATTATTGTCTATAATTTGGTGTTAATGACCAAAAATTGTTGCTCTCTGAGGCTATTTGTGCCACCTCAATCTCATTTTCTTGCCACCTTGCACGAGGTCGGTCTGCCGGATCTAAGTCTAAAATCATTTTTCTCGCCTCGTTTACGCTTATTCTCTCATTATTTCTACGCAAATATATTTTTCTCATCCAGTAATGGCGGCAATTGACCGAACCTTTATACAACCAAATTGAGTACTCATCCGCTCCCTCTGGTCCGAAACCGGGATTTACTCTTTTTGATCCCGCTAAAATTATGTCTTCCTTGCGATAAGTACGTCCAGCGCTTACCATTTTTTGACAAAAATCTCTTTGAGCGTTAAAAGCCCCCTCGTAAGTGTAGCGAATTTTAAATAATTCAGTGTCTTGTTCGCTTGTAACGTTTGGAAAACTTGCAAATGACCTCGCTAAGTTCAAAGTTATTTCGTTTATTTCAAGGTCTTTTGTTACCGGTATTGCGTCAACTTCAACCCACTCGTCCTCGTTTATTATTTCGCCCATTTCAATCAAAGCGTCGGCAACTTCGGAAAGTCCGTTGTCGTCTTTTGAACAGCAAACGTGTTGACTTGCTAATTGTGTTGGCTCAATTGCTGGCGTTTCTACAATCGTTGTAGTTTCTGTAATTATTGGCTCTTCACTTCTTAGGCTTTCAAATTGTAAATCCAAAGTAATTCCGTTAACGGCAAAGACTTCCATTAATCCGTCTAAAATAATCTCTTGTTTTGGTTTGATTACGTTAATCATTAACTCAGCAAAACCTACTTTTATTTCCTCAGCGTTTGAGCTAAAACCATTTGCCTCTTTTATTCCAACTAACATTGGAGAAGTTAATTTGTGAGACGTGCAAAGTTGTTGTCTCGCCTCAGCACTTAAATAAGCGTATTGCTGGTGTGCCTCCGATACTTCTAAGGCTGAAATTGTAATCTCGCTGTCTTTATTGTCGTTCCAATTTAAAAAGAAAGCTCCGGCGTTTTGTGATCCGGTTAAGTGATTACGAATTTGTCTAGTATTTTCTTGAATTGTCTCGGCGCTTTCTTGAACTCCACAATTCATATTTATAATATGTCCGAATGACAACCCTTTTTGAATGTGATTGATTGAATAGTTACTTATTTCCTCCTCCATTTTGGCCCACGAAATCCCTGAGACGTAACTCGGATTTGAATAATAAAATTGTCCGACTTGGTAATCTCTAAAAATGTAAATTTCAGAGCGCTCGCCTAATCCGTCGCCAAAACCAAAAGCGTCAAAGCGCTCAGGCTTATATTTATTTACATTTGCAAAATCATAACAATAATAATAGCCAGTAATATCTCCCTCTTCATTTGCAACCTCCGGAGCAATCCTTTGCTTAGCAATATGAAAGCATCTTTGAATTTTATTATTGATATATTTTACCTCAATTGATGCCTCTCCAAACATTTCAAAATCCTTGCAAATTTTTCGCAAATCTTTTTTAGAAACTAACGACAAAACAGCAGCCCACTCAGACGGCTTTTTTGCTTTCTCGTCTGAGGTCAATCCCTTACCATAAATAAATTGACTATACGAGTCAATTATCGCTGAATTGGTTGGCGAGCCATTATAAGCGTCAATAATAATTTGATAAAAGCTGTTTTTATCTCCGTTCAAAACCCACTTTTTACCGCTTACCTCCTTAATCTCAGGACGAATGTAATTTGATAGGTTTATAATTTGTAATTTCTCCATAAATTTATACTTTTAGAACTCCTTTGTTAAGTTCAAAATTTTCAAGGTCGGTTTGAGCAGTTGCAAAAGCCTTGCCTCTATATATTAAATTGTCGTTTTCATTGATTGTAATCTCGAAACTTTGTCCCTCTTTTAAAATTGGCTCTTCAAAATCTAATATTAACACATTATTTTGGTAAAATGTGCCTAAAATTTCAATCTCAATCGTTGTATCTCTTAGCTCATCCCTCAAATAAAACGTCAATTCGCCTCCGTTATAATTACGAGGAATGCATTTGAATTGATAAGGTGCTGTTAAATTAAATATCCACATACTAATATAACTAAAAAAAAGTGTTTTGTAACAAAAAAAGCCACCGAAGTGACTTTTTTTTAAACAAACTATGAAAGAAAATTAGGAAACAACCACGTTGCTAACCAAAGCCATTAAATCGGCTTTTGTAGCTGAGTCCAAAAATGGACTTAAATTGCTTTCTTCAGCAGCAATCGTTAAAGTGAAACCTGATAAATCAGCTCCAGCTCCTCCGGTTACTTTTGTGCAGTTTGACATTGTTCCGTTAGCTGCACCAACTAAAAGAATATTTCCATTGTAATCCTCTACAAAAACGTAAGGACGTGAAGCGCAAATCAATTGAATTTGACCTTGTAAGTCAGCCGACAATTTTGGAAGTGTAACCGCTAAAGCTTGAGCGTTTAAAAATGTTCCGTTATCTTGTGAGCTTGTTCCAGTTTCAGTCAACGTGTTGGTTGTCGCTTTTACTTCGTATTTAAAAACTTCCGGCAAAGTTCCCAAGTCTGTAACTTGGTGACCAGAGATAACAAAACCATAATCGTCATAATTGGCGAAATATAGATTTTTATAACCTCCTCTTTGATCCTTGCATCCTAAAAGTTTACCTTTTGATATTAAACAAGACATATGTATATTTTTTTTTTATTAAAAACCGCCCAAGTTAATGAGCGGTATTTATGTTAATTAATTAGTCTAAAGATAACCAAACGATTTCCTCAGCGTTGTAGTATCCAACACCTACAGCGTAAACTACCTTACCTCTAACTTTACCAGTTAATAAACCGATTTCGTCTTCGTCAACAAGTGCAACTTGGTTGTAGTCAGCAGTTAATCCAGTAGCGAAAACTAAGTTTTTACGCTCGTAGATAACAACAGAGTTTGAAGGCAATCCGTTTAATACTACTAAAGCGTGACGACCGAATGAAAGTGGGAAGTCAGAGTTTCCGTTTCCGTAAACGATACCTTGAGTAGATAAGTAGAAAGCGTAAGCCTGAGCAACGTCAGGAGATACAGCAACGATTAACTCTTTATTTCTTAATGCAACTGGTACAGCGTTTAAAGCTGGTTTCAAATATTTAGTCAATACGTTAGCCTCAGTAACAGCAGCGTCAGCAGTTGGTTTGTTAACGTCAGCGTCAGCAGCGAATAAAGTTAAGAATCCGTCGAAGTTAGTTGAAGATTGCCAAATGTCAGTCTCCAATTTTTCTCCGATAGCTCCTAAAACTTCAGCTTGGATTGCGTCCATAATGTCGCTCGGTGCTGTTCCGTTAGCAGCTCCCGCTCCCATAATTCCGTCAGACCAAGTTTGTCTGAAATCTTCTTTACAAACGTCAAAGTCATTTTTGAATTTGAATGGCTCGATAGTATTTTCGTTTAATACGATAGTACCAGCTGGCGCAAATCCGCAAGTGTATGCAGTAGTCCCGTCAGTGTAAGCG